GAAGATGATGGTGTTGTTCTTACCCAGGCACTTCCTGTGTAAACCATCATTACATTGTTTGATGTATTAAAATATAAAGCACCAGTAATTAAACTATCGCCATCATTATCAGCAGATGGATCAGAAGATTTTGCTCCTAAGTATCTATCATCAAAATTATCATAACTTGCAGCAGCAGAAGTAGCGGATGATGCCGCAGCTGTAGCGGATGATGCAGCTTCACTTGCTTTTGTCGTTGCTGTATCTTTATGACCAGATGCTGTTGAAGCACTTGATGCAGCAGCAGTAGCGGAACTTGCAGCAGCTGTAGCACTTGTAGCGGCAGCAGTTTGACTTGTCGTTGCCGATGCAGCATCTACTAATAAACTCCATTTAGCACTATCCGTATTCGTTGTTAGTGGCTGTGAGCCAGAAGATGTATGAGCTGTTAAGGCAATAAAAATATTATTAGTTGATGTATCTTTGACAATATCTCTAACTTGATAGCTAGTAGATGCACCCCAGTTACCTTTAAATGTTCCTAGCTCTTGCGTTACCTGGATCTCTCCTGAACTATCAAAAGCAAGAATTTTATTTGCACGATCTGAAGATCCAACTGTAAATTCTGTTGAGGACATTGTATTAGTCCTGGACAATTTAATAGATCTATCAACTTGTTCTTGTAAATCTTGACCTATAATTGTTAGCTTATCTAATGCCGACTCATGTGACTCTGCTGGAAATGGATCATTAGCAACATAATCAGTAGCTTGTGTTTTAGCTGTGTTTCTACGAAGTACAACAGTTTCCGTTGATAAAGGCGCTGTAACAAAAGTAACAGTTCCCCCACCACTATTCCCAATACCTGAAATGCCGTAATTTGTAGATCCTGATCCTTCACTTCTAACTGACTCAGTACCATTACTGGAACGTACAATAACTTCTATATCCGTAGATGTAGGAATTTTAAAAGTATAGTTAAAAGCCGTACTTGACCCATTACCACTATATGAATTTTTAGTAGTTGTTGATGAAATAGTCATCCTTAATTATCCTAAAATGTTATGAAAAAAGAAAATTTAGACAGAAACGTCTATTATATTCTTAATATCTAATATAAGTGTCAATAAAGTACAATAAAATTATTGACTAAATTTTGGCAATCTTTCTGGCGATAATTCGTCAGGACGCCACCAATAATCACTTCCTCGTTCATAAACGTACTGATCTAGCCTACTTTGCCTAGAATAATGATTATCGTTTAACTGTTTATCTAATTGATCAAAAACATATCGTTGTAAAATTAATTTACCATACCATGGTTTTGGTGACCAAGTTTTAACAAATTTTGACACTTTACCACCATAATTATATTCTTGATCAGTACCCATCGCTAGTAATGGACCAAGAGTAATGCCGTAAGTATCTTTTAATAAAGATATAACTGGACCACTAGCTAACTCTCCAAAATGTCTTGCATCAGGTTTCCCTAATACAGCATCACCAACTGGACCAAAAGCACCACTTCGCGCAATAGCTTCAATCCAAAATTTTTTATCGAGTACTCTTCTTGGATCACGACCACCTATTACATCATAAGTAAGCATTGTAGCTGCGGCTGTTAAAACCATTCCTGAAAGTAATGTTGTTGCGTATTTAGTTTTATTTAATGCACCAGGGGGAACACTAAATGCTCTTTGTATGTTATGAATAATGACATTAATAGGAAAACTTTTAAACATAAAAGCTGATAGTCCAAGCTCGCCTATAACTGTACCTCTAGGAGCAACAGAAGTTGACGCTTGTTGACGTAGTGAATTGACAACAACCATATGATCTTGTTCTGTTAAAACCATATCCATAAATTTACTAGCAATATCACCAGCCAAATTTTCGTCTATATCTGTTCGAGCTGCTATTTCTCCTGGATCAATAAATTTTAAATTACCTCTTGGATTATGTTTTTTTGTTGTACGAATAATATCCCATTCAGATTTTGTAATGCCGTAAGTTTGTAATAACTTTATAGTTTTGCCATATTTATTAAATTTACCTTTTGATAAAGTAACTAATTCATCAAAAGAGTGTTTTGTATATTGACCTATACCACTGTCAGATAAAATAAATTTAGCTCCAGCATTTCTTGCTTGTTGTGTAAATCGTGAAACTCCACCAAGTCGTAATAAACTTGTTGCATATACTTTAGCTAATCCACCTGAGTCTGAGTCATCCATAAAACGAGATAACGCCATATTATTTTGAATAAGATCATCTAAAATAACTCCTAAGTATGCTGCATCCTGTCTGCCTTGTTTACCTGTAAATTGTTCTCCTAAACTATTTACTACAGCTTTAAAAGGTGACCAACCACGAATAGCAGCAGAATTAAATGTTGTAGCTAAATCACCAAACAAAACTGTTATTCCTGATCCACCTAATAATGATCCTGTTAATACATTACGAACATCACTACCTATTTTTGCTGCAACTCCATCTACAGATAAATGACCTCTACCAACAAATAAATCATATTCTAAATCTGCTTTTTTTAAAAAAGTATTAACTCTACCTCGTTCTTTAAACCTTGGTATAACACCACCTATTCGTTTTCTTTTTAATCCATCAACAGTTTTATCCGTTTCTTCTAAAACAAATTGTTTTAAAGTGTTTCGAACAACATTTGGCTTTGGACCAAATAATTGTGTTTCAGCAATAGCTCTCGACATAACGTCTAATTGTTCATATACCATTTGCACGGGATCAGATCCAAATCGTTCATTGTACGAATAAAAACTATCAGCATCTTTAAATATTAAAAAACGACTTTCTTGAAATTTTTTTAATCCTGTTTTTTTTCCTTTACCTAATCCATCGGTCATAATATTTCGATGGGATGCTTGTAATGCTTTTGTAAATTCTGCTTCAGGCAATAAATCAAAAGTTAAACCTGTTTTATCATCAACCATTTTTGATTTGTCTAATAATGGTTTTATATAATCAACCCAACCTTGTTTTCCTATTTTACTTTTTTCAATAGCTCTTGTGTTATGCGATTGTGGAAATTTCCAATTCAGATCTTTGTTAACTAAGACACCTTGCTTTGCTAGTAACACCCTGGCTTTTTCAAAAGTTTCAGTTAATGCTTTTGCCATAATTTCAGCACCTTTATTTCCTGTGCTGCTAGGATTAAACATTTCATCAACTAATGCTTTTGGATTTGCTCTTTTATATCGTCTTACTAATGGCATCGCATATGCTTCCATTAAGTCAGATAGATTTTTTGTTAAACTACCAAATACTGTTCTTTGTCGTATTTCTAAATTTTGTACTATACGTTTACCTTCAGCCTTACCATGTATAGCTCTAAACCCTTGTGATACATCAACTTCTTCATTAATATTTTTGTATTCACTAATTATTTTTTTTAGATCATTTAATTTTTTTACAGAAATAGTATTTTCAATAGCTTTTGTTTTTGTTTGTTTTTTTAATAATTTAAAAGTTGCGTTACTTGCTGCTTGTGTTGCTTCTGACTCAGCTAATGTTTTAGAAAACATTTCTAATTTATCATCAAACATAGAAAGCATTTCATCACGCTGGGTATCGTTAATTAATTTACCCTTATGTGCCTTGACTATACATTCTCTAAAACTAGGCATTATAAATCCAATCCTTCACATTTAGCCAACTCATCAATCATTCGTTTTTCCTGTGCAAGTTCATCCGCTAATTGTTTTGCTGTTGTTGTTTTAGAAGGTGTACCATCTTCTGCAACTTCTAACACTAATTCTGTTTTACCTGGTATTTTATTTTCTTCTATAAAATCCATATAATCATTAAAAGAGTCATCAGCAAATTCATCAATATAATCTTCATCTCTAAATTTAACCAGATCTTTTTGATCAACATTATTTTCTAATTTTTGTAATGCTTGTGTAACTTGATCATCTGTCATTCCAACAGGATCTATTCCAGCACTTTCTAATTCATCTATTGTTTGTTGAATAACTTGTATTGTTGCATCAAATTCAGCAATTTTAGTTTGATCTTTAGGATTTACAGGATTTTCACTAATTAAATTTAAAACATCATTTATACTTAAATCATCCACACCATCTGGTTTTGGTGGTAACCAACCATCTTCTCTAGCTCTTGTTAATAAATCATCCAAACTAAAACCATTTTTTTTTGTATAACGAAAAGTTGACTTATCTAGTATAGCTTTAACGTCACCAATATTTCCATCATCAGATTTAATTTTATTTTTAGATAACCATTGTAAGAATGTTTGTGTCTTTGGCTCTTCAGGTGTTATTAAACTTGGCGGTAAAGTTGGATCAGGAAACTTTTCAGCAAGTTGTTTTTTTAAAGATTTAATTTCTTTTTTTGCTTTATTAATTTGTGTTTTTAATTTTTTCTTTTGCGGTAATATTTCTTTTGTATCAGGTAATGACTCATATACTTCTTCTAATCCCGCAAGTTTACCTTCTTCCGTATTAATTGTTTTTACAATATCTGGTTTTTTTAATTCAACATTCGACTCATCAACAATGTCTATTGGCTCATCTTTTTCAACTTGATTGTATGCTTTTTTAAAATTTTTATCGTGTAAACGTTCACCTTCTACTGTGTTTGCATAAGGATTTTGTTCACTTTCTAATACAGCTTGTTTTGTTTTATAAATAATATCTTGATATTTTTCTTTTGATGTAATGTTTTTAGGTAAATCATCAAACGTATCTAATAATGTTTGTGTTTTTGCTTTTTTAAATACTTCATCAAGTGGCGTATCTAAATCTGTTTGTGATACAAGTTTATTAAGTTTTTTTCCTAAAAAATTTTCAGGAAATAATTTCATATTAACTAAATCTTTTGCAGATAAAAATCCTCTACCTGTAGCTCTAGCACCAGCACCAATCCCTTTGAAACCAGCAAAAGCCGTTGGACCTAAAACAGCACCACCAATAGCTGCGCCAAATATATTTGTTAATGCTTGTTGCGTTCCATAACTCATTTCTAATTCTTTACGATATGGCTGCACTTGTGTTTCAATCATAGCTTGTCTGCCAGCTTCAAGACCACCTTCAAACAATCCTATTTTTAAAGACGCAAGACCAAAATTTTTTGGTATAGAATAAGCAGCACTAAGAGGTAAAGATGTTAAAACAAGGGGGTCTTGCATATAACCAACAAAAGCGGCTGAAAAACTTGCACCATACTTTTGCATAAAAGTTCTAGCTGCTCGTTGTTTTTCATTTAATAAAAATTCATCTTCTCTGTATTGTGCTGCTCGTTCATCTTGAAATTGTTGAAATGATTTAAATTCTGTTTCAGGATTATTTTCTTGTAATTTTTGTACTTCGTTATTCCACCAATCTATATTTTTTTTATAATCTTGAAAAAATACTGTCGGTGTGTAATCTAATCCTGGTACATCAGTTATTATATCTGTTAAAGGATTAGGAAGATCTACACCAAATTTATTTTTTATTTCCTCATTAGCTTTAGAATAATCATCCATAGCGTTCCACGATTTAGATGCAGATAAACCAAATGCTTTTGTATTTTCTAATGTTCGTGAATATATTTCATAACTGTCTGCTGGTAACAAACTAGCTTTTTGGTATTCTGACTCTATACGCTTAGTTTCTAAAGCGTTTTGTGTATCATAAAATTTCATTGAATATCATTTACAATAGAGCCTAGATCAAAAATAAAAGGCTCATTTGTACCCGCATAATTTATGTATTCAGGATTTATTGGTTTATCATTTGGATCAAACAAAGATAATAAATACAATCCTGGACCAATTTGATCCCAAAAATAAGGCGCACTTCCCCCAAATATTTCTTTTGAATTTAATTGTATTTCTTGTTGTTCAGTTTCATTAATAAAAGGTGAGGCTACTGGTAACCCTCGATTACCACCAGCTTTTTCTAGTAAAGCATTGGCATTAGGATTATCAACTAATTGTTTATTAATAAGTTTTTCAAAATCTCTATTACTCATTCCTTGTGTCATCATATTAGGTGGTAATATAACTTTTTTATCCATCCACTCTATTGTGCCACCAGTAATTTTTTTACCATTACCATTATATGTAGCACCAACTGACTCTTCCATTATTTGCATAATAGCTGGTTTATTAGAAGATATAATATTTTCAGAAGTTTTATTTTTATTATACCAACCTTGATCTAAACCTATAACGCCAATAACTTTGTTAATAGAATTTATTTTAGTTTGTAATGTTTGAGGATTGTCATTTAATGAGTCACCAAATGTTTGTGTAAAAATTTGTTTAAAAGCAAATGAATTTTCAAATTCAGGAATAAAAACTTCATTTTCTAACATCATTCCTTTAGCAATATTTAATGCAAATTTCTCGTTACCATTATTTATGTGACCTCCTATTTCAGCTAGTAAAGGCGCTTCTTTTGATATTTGTTGAAAAGCATCTAATGAATGCTCTCTATATGCACCATTAATCATTTGTGCCATTTGATAAATTTCATCTGGTCCATTTGCATTAGCAATTTGATCGCTTAATAATTCTGCTGTTTCTTTAGTAAAAAATTGTGGTGATGATAAATTATAATGTGCTTGTACTTTTAACGCCTGATCTATACTTTTATCAACCTGTGTAAAAAATGCTTCAACTCCTTCTTCAGAAGATAAATCAGCACCAAAATCAACTCGCTCAATATTATCTATAACACCATATTTATTTGCCATTGTAATAGCATCATCATCAATATTTTTTGCAACATCAGATTGTATTTTTTTAAATATTTCTAATTTTGTTGCTTCAATTCTTGATATATTTGTTAAATCATCATCATCATTTACTAATGTATTTTGATTAGACTCAACATCTTGAATAATAAAATTTTGTTGTTCACTATTTAAAACTTTAAAATCATCAACAATATCAACAAGACTAATTAGATTTTGAATATCTTGAACTAATGCTGGATCAAAAACTTCTTCTGATCCTGGTAAAGATAAATTTTCTGCTTGTTCTAATAAACTTTCAAGTATTGGTAAATTACCTCTTGTTGTATTATTAATAATCCATTCTTGATCTTTTAGTTGTGTTTTAATATCTGTTGATATACTTTTTACTGTTTGTATTTGTGATCGTAACTCACTATCAACATTATTCTGTGCAACTTTTTGAAAATTAATTATTTGATTAGGTGTTAAAAATTTTGATAATTCATCTTGATAATTTTCTTTATTTAAATAATTTAAAAATTTTTGTGGCTCTTCCTCAACCATTTTTTCAAACAATACAGATCCATACATTTTGCGTATTTTGTCGGTAGTAATTTCAGGATTTACAACAAGACCAGCATCATCCATTTCTTTAACAACACCGCTAGTACCAAATAAATAATCAAATGCTTTTACTCGGTCATGGTCATTTCCATATACCGCTTTGTAAATACTATCATTGATTGTATTATTAAAAGTATCAACACCAACATCAATAATATTTTGTCGTATTGTTTTTCTTACGTTAAATGATTCACTTTGTAATAATTTTGCGTATTCATTATCAAATAATATTTTTGTTGCATCATCATTAAATTTATAACTATTTGCTTTATCGGTTAAAATTTTTTGAAAACCATCAACATCATTTAGATCAGAAGATGTTGCTAATTCATATTTTTTTTCGTTAGAAAAATTTTCAAGTTCATTAATTGTGTTAACAACATTCTTTTTTTGTGTAATTCGTAATGCTGCTATTTGAAATTTTGTATCTGCTTCTTGTTCTAATTGATCAACAGTTGTTTTAAAATTTTCATTTTGTTTGTAAGTTTGTAATTCTTTTTGTTTTTCTAGATTATAAGTTTTGTTTTCAAAATCTGTTTGTTGTTTTAATTTTTTATTTTCAAAATCTAATTTATTTTTATAATCTTGTGTTGCTGATTTTAATAATGTGTTACCTAAATTTTGAATAGCTTTGCCAGGCAATACAGCCGCTTTAGATATGTTAGGTATTTTTGATGTTACACCCGCTATACGTTGTGGTGTTGTTTTGTTTGTAAATAAAGGAATATCAACCATTAAAACCCGCCTGTTGGAAATTGATTAGCAAAAGCTAAAGAGTTAGTTTTTTTAATATTTGTAATTTGCTTGGTATTATTATTAATTATATCAATAATATCTTTTTGATTACTAAACATATTATCAGTAATAATTTTATTATTAATTTGACTTTGTTTTATTATTTCAGCGTTTTGTGTAGCTTGTGTATTTAATAAATTTTGTGTTGCATATGCACCTACCATTGTTCCAGCAGCGCTTATAAATGATGCTGTTCTTTGTTGTTTTGCTTGATACATAGCTAACTCACCTTGCATTCTAGAATTAGCAGCTTGTGAAAGATAATCATAACTGACTACATTTGCATCGTATTCAATATTTAATTTTTGTAATTCAAATTCTGATAAATTATGCTCTGCTATAGCAAGTGGTGTACCTTCATTCATTTTAACACCAGCTCTTGCTAAAGATACATCTGTTTGAGCCATTGCTGTCTCAAATAATTTTTCTGCTTGTTGTATATTTCTTTGACCTATTGTTAATGCATCTTCTGCTTTTTGATCAAGTATTTGTGCATTACGTTCAGCCATTGATTGTTGAAAACGACCAGCAGCCATAGCCGATTGTCCAGCTAGTAAACTACCAGCAGCACTAACACCCGCCGCAATTATCATTGGAGGAGCCATTACATTACCCTCGCATATCTAAAATAATCTTCATTGTTTTGATATTTTTTCATTAATCCCTCTTGTTTCATACCAAGCCACTCAGCAAACCTATGACCAAGTGTAAAATCTTTTTTAACGGCTGTTTGTAAACGAACAACATTGTATTCTTCGATTAGCTCATCCATTCCTTTTTTTATTATTCTTGCTCCACTAATGCGGTGTTTCCAAATAAGATTAGATGCCATAACCCAACCTTCAAACACACCATCCCAAACAGGAATAATACCACCAGAACAAACAATCTTGTCCTGGCACATAGAAGTAAATGACATTTCAGGTACTTCTAAATTATTTAATAAATCTCGATAGTTAGCATCTATTTCTGTATGCGGATCATTCATCATAGATGTAACCATGTGATGTGCGTGTTCAGAATAAAATGCTGTTAAATATAAATTATCCGTCATTAATTGTTATACGAGGATAACAAGATATTACAGTTAATGGTAAAGGCTGTGTTTGACGAATAAATACAAATCCATCTGTATTAAAATCATCACGAAACTCAACTTGTTTATCTCCTGTAAAAAGTGGCACAGCAGCATCCATACTAGCTGCACTAGATCGAAAAGGTATTCTTTCCATGTTATTTAAGTTTGGTCCAACTTCAACACCAACAGTTTCATGTAAACGTAAAGTTACTTCATGGATGCGTTTATCTTTTGATTGTGATGTACCACCATCACCCCCAGTTTCTACTCGCATTGTTTGTAATAAAGAAGTGTAAGGTAAACCAATATGTGCTTTTGTAACAGATCTGTCTAATGTTATAGATCCATTAGATACAGTTTTATTTGCATGAGTAGATCCATTGGCAAGTATAGTTACTTCTTGACCTTCTAAGTGATCTAATCCTGAAATAGATGTTGCTGCACTTCCTGAATACGTTAATCCACTATCAACATAAAAAGCATCTGTCTGATCTGTGCCGTAATCAAATAAAGTTAAATGCTCAACATATCGTCTAGTTACACTATTAATAGTTCTTTTTACTATAATGAAAAATTCATCTTCATCTGAGTCTGTTGGTATAGACGCCACACTTTCAACAACAGCATTATCACTACCAAAGCTACCACCTATAATATGACGATGCCAACCTGTAACACTTTCTGCTCTTGCATAAGTAAAACCTAATAATGTACCATCAGATCTAACACACCATAAAATACTATCAGGCTCTTGTTGATATGCCATTTCTGTTATACCATTTAATGATATGTGTTCAGCTAACAATGTCATATCTGTTGCTTGATACTGATCAATATTTAGATTGTATGTAAGCTCTCGTATTTTTCTTTTTGCTCGTTGCAAAAACATCGTAACATTTTCTATTTGCACCGCATCAACATTAGCCGATCCATAACTTGATTGTTTTTGTATTTGTACGTTTGTTGGTGTTATTGGCTGTGTTGTACCAGATGCACTTACAACAAATTCACCGCCAACAGTACCTACTAACAAAGAACGTTGAGCCGACATAAATCGGATAGCATTTACTTTGTTTGATGCAATCGTATAAACCATCGCATCTGTATCATTTGTACCTGTTGTAAAATTTTCTAACTCAGCACTTTTACTAAACCATATTGATTGTGGATTATCATTCGTTCCAGCAAAAACTAATCGTTGTTCAAAAAAAGTTACTGAACTTGGATATTTATTTGTAGCGTTATTTAATGTTGGCGAAGGTGATCCAGTTAATGATGGAGAAGATAATGTCCAATTAGTATGACCTGATCTTGTTAATTTTCTTATCGCATAACTTGGATGCACCAAGTACATAATATCTGCACTTTGTGCAAATTTTATTGTTAGTATATCTGCTGTTACATAAGGTGATGATATTTCATAAATTTTATTAGCGACACCACCAGATGCATAAGCTGTAAATGATGTAGAATTAATATTTGTACCATCAACATTTTGTAACTCAAAAGTATTTGTTGTTTTGTTTGCAACTTTAAATGTTTTACCATTTAGTTCTGTCATACCTACAACAGAAGAAATAATAACATGATCCCCGTTAGAATAACCATGACTTGTAGCAGTAACAACACATGGATTAGCTTGTGTTGCAGCCGATATAGTTTTGTTACTTTCTGTAATTATTCCCTGGTCTTTATAAAAACGAATATACTGATTACCAAACTCCATAATGTATGTTTGTGTAGTCGAAAATTCAAAAGGTATTAATCTTGTTTGTGCTGAACTTGTTTTAACTTCATGGACAAACTTAGTACCTGGTCTGCGTGATGCTGCTCCGTGAGGATGCACAACCATATTTTCTAATGTTTTACATCCATTAAAATATTTACCAACGTCTGTTCTGCCATCAAGCCTAGGTGATAGTTCACCAGCCGTAAAATTAGTAAAGGCAACAGTTGTTTTAGCCATTAATACCTCGAATTAATAAATGAACTTGCGTCTAAATTTTCTGCTGTACCTTCAGTAGCGTCAACATGACGAGCTTCACGCAATTTTTCATCGTATAGTTGTATCATTTGACCAGCTAATGAAGTTGATGCAGTAATAGAATAACATAATTCTGATGCTAATTTTGCTGATATAGTTTCTATAAGAAGTGTATCATACTCATTAGGATCAGTAATTTTTGCAATATAAATTAAAAAAACAGTTGTTTCGTCAGTTAAAAGTTTTCTGCCTTCTATTTTAAATTTTTGTCCAGCATCTAAATCAGATGATGATCCGTTATGATGACCACCTATTTTTAAAACACGCAAACTATCTGATGGTAATGTATATTGTTTTGCGTATTCATGTGTTGGTGTTTCTGTATCTGCTGATAGCTGTACTCTTTTAATTAAACAATTCCACGAATGAGATCTAAAAATACTATCACGAACAGATGTATATCGTTGGTTCATTAAACGAGCATTTTTACTATCTTCTGTTAATGATATTATATTATTAGCTCCCAACATATTTAATGCTGAGTTACAAATATCTACTTCACTTGCCATTATTTCCTCTTATGTTTGTTTGCAAAATTTCTTGCTGACTCTTTGTTTCGAAATCCCCATTTTTTCAAAGCTAAAGCTAATCTAGTTGGTTTACCTTTTTTATCTTTCATTGGTCCACTTATTCCCGCAAATCTTGCAGCGAATGAAACTCTTCTAGGATTGATTCCTTTTTTTACTGGTGCTTTAACACCAAATTTTTTTCTACCAGCAGCATTTAAACCGCCAGTAGAACTTTGATATTTTTTAGCGACCATTATTTCTTTTTCTTTTTCATGTTACGTTGAATAGCCATTGACCTTTTCATTTCGTAACCTGACATTTTTCCATCTTTATTTAAGTCGCCTTTTTTTTTGTTAATTTTAGTTTTTTTTCCGTAAGCCATTATTACCTCTTCTTAGCTGTCTTTGCTGCTCGTTTAAAATTTGCTGATGTAGGCGCTCCCTTTGCTCCTACTTTTCGCATTTTCTCACCGCTACCAGCAGCAATTCTTTTACGTTTTGCATGAATGTTAGCGTATAATCCTCGTTTTGCCATTGTATTTCCTGAAAAAAAAAGGGGGGGAAAATCCCCCCATAGTTAATTATGCTGTGTAATATACCCAACAGAATATTGTTCCTGTGATGGATGCTCCACCAGTAGTAATAATAATATCTGTTTGTGTACTTACTTTGTGACCTAGACCCGTTACTGTTGCAACTGGTGCACCCGCAGATGAGCCAGATTGCATAGATTGAGTTTGACCGCCAGCGTTCCAGGTTCCTGTAACACCAATGAATAAATCATCATCAGCAGAAGTACCTACTTTTAACGTTGAAGATCCGCCTAATGCGTCACATTTGAGAACTACATCGTGAATTGTAGATCCCGCTGGTATTCTTGCAATCGTAATATCCGATCCACTTGCTAACGAACTAGCTTCGTAAGTATCGTGCCAAACTTTCATGCTTGAATGATTGCCACCATCACTTAGTACGCTAGGAGTAGCGTCAAGATTAGTGATTGCTACACTTTTAACACTTGCCATTTTCTATCTCCTTATTCGTTACAAGGTATTTGGAATACCTTAGTTTCTTCCATACGAGTTGCACCAATGCTCATGCAGTAATAAACTTGTGTGCTGTATGATTTATCTGCTCTTTCGCTAATTTTAGCTTGAACATCTTTACCAACAGCAAGTTTAATTGCATCTTCAGTATAGGCAAAACATAATCTGTCATCAGTATTTGATGCATCAAAAGGTAATCTATTTGATGTTACAAAATTAAATCCTAAGAACGTATTAATTTCACCCTGTACTAAAGCTCGTACAGTATTAAAGTCAGCAGAAGTGATTGTTGAGTCACCTAACAAATCAGAAATTTGTTGAGCGCCACATACAATGTATCTGCTTAGACTTGGATCTACATCATTCGCATCAAAGAATTTTTTAGCAGAACGTAGTTTAGCTAAAGTTAATCCATCTGATTGGTTTGATGTAGCAAATTTTGAAGTTGATGGTAATGCAACTGAAGTACCGCCGCTAACACCTGTGTCAGCCGCCGCATTAAATGCACTGATAATTACATCGTCCATACTTCTACCCATAGCTGCCGCAGCAGCTTTAGCGTAAGAGCTAGTTGGATCAATAAGCATTCTGATTTTATCAACATCGTCAATTAAATCAGCCCACTCATAGTCATCCATACTTACTCTTCTTCTGTCGTGAGGGGTGTCAATTTGTGGTGTGTCTGAATGTCTTGATGTTTTCTTTTGAGCAGCGGTTACACCGATTTGTTCGAAGAAAGCATTTTTGCCAGTTATAGACTCCACATCAACAGTACCTCTCAACTTTGATCCCATTTGTTGAGAAAGCATAGACACGTTACGGCTATACTGTTCTACAAATGCGGTAGTAATTTGATTAGACATTCTAATCTCCTATAAGTTAAGTTGTTAATGCTTGATTGATTTCTCCTCAGATTGAGGGATCATTCTTCATTTAACGACTGATAGTCGATCTACTTTCAGATTGTCACGGAGTCCTTTAGGATTATTCCGACTCTATTCCCATCTTCATATTTTGAAGTTGGAAAACTTCTTGCACAGCAGCATTATGATTTGGATGACCTTTATTCCAATACGGACCATTAGGATCACCAAGTATTTTATTGATCTCTTTTTCCGCTTGATCTGGTGTCATAGGTCCACCTTCCTCTTGTTCTACTCCAATATTATCTTCACTAAATTTATCTGACATTGATGCTAATGCTTTGACAAATCCAGGATGATTTAAAATATTGCTGCCGTCTTGTAACTTTATATCTTTTAATTGTTCAGCAAAATGTTTGTTATACAAATTATTTGCTTTTAATAATTGTTTATCATACGCTAAACCAAATTCTTGTCGTAAATCCTGTTCAGCATTTTGTCTTGATAATGTATTATTTTTTTCTAATTCATCACGTCCTGATTGTTCTAAACTAGAATAATAATCTAATATTCCCTGTGCTTGATGAGGAAGTAAACCAAGTGTATGAGCTTTTGATACAAAATCTTTTACTGGTTGATCACTTGCTCCTTCTTGTAATTCATATTTAACCTCATACCCTTCGGGTGTTTCAGGTACACCCAACTTTGAATAGACTTGTTTCCAATCATCATCTGTTGCGTGTTTTCCTGGCACAGCAATTTTATCTTGTCCTACCATTCGTTGTGCATGAACATAACTTTTTGCAAGTTGTCCAACATCTTGAATACTTTGTAAGGATGCTTCACCTCGTAAATCTTCAGGTAAAGTATCTATAAAAGTTTGTGGTTGTGTTTCTACTGGTGTTTCCGTTACAGTTTGCTCAGACTGTTGCTCTTCAACAGTTACCTGTTCTTCTGTCATTTTTTCTCCTGTGTTTTCATTAACATTGATTTTATAAACAATGTTACCGCTCGCATTCCTTCTAAATTAGCCGATACATAAGGATCTTTATCAAACGTAGAAGTATGAATACCTGTACGTCTTTCAAGATCTTTTAAAACGATTTGACCTTCTTTAGAAGAAAAAACTATTTGATATGATTGTCGTATTTGTTTTATTATTTCTTCTTGTTCTTTATCCATTTAGTTCTTTGAGAAGTGGAGCAGCTTTCCCTCCAGCTTCAGCTAATTGCGATGCTTGATCCAATTCAGCTTGTTGTTGAGCGATTGCTGCTTGTTCTTCTCTCATACCCGCAACTTCCTGATCTGAACGTAATACTTTTCGTGGTACGCCTAAAACATCCGTAATATGTTTAACTAATTTATCACTATCAATGTAATCCATAACTGGCATTGATTGTGCTAATGGTGATATGATTTCTAATGAACGTAATATTGCCTGTACTTCTCCTGTACGTTGTGATCTTGCTAATGGTGAAACATATTCAATATCAACAGTTTGACCTTGCAAAGCAACAGGTGGATTAGGTAATATTTGTTTTCTTAACAAAATATTAAAACATCTTGTTATTAATGGTTGCAACATTTCAGATTGCAATCTGCCAAGAACAGGAGCAAGTAATCTCATTTTTTCCTCGTTACGTTGCATAACTTCTGTTGCTGTCATTCTTGTATCTTGTGACATTAACAACTGATCAACATAATAGGCTTGTCGTATTGCATTTCTACGTTGTTCTTCTAGGTTAATACCAACAGGAGTATTTGCACCAATATTTAATGGCTCTATTCTATCTCTTGTACCAGATCTATAATAATTCAATCCCCCTGGCTGTGTTCTAACTGGTAAAACAAAACTATCATCAGGCACAAGTAAAGGTGGATCTACCATTTTTTGTGCGGCTTTAATGGTTGTTTCAGCCATCTTGTTAATCATTTTTATATCAGGCAAGGCAATCATACTAGGTGATCTACCCCAATTTTCTGACGATGATTTTAACCAGCGTGGTATAACAGCGGGAAACTCTTCAAATCCTGATATAGATATAACTTTTTGATCTTCGTTATCATAATAAATAGACGTAAACGCCATTGATTTATTATCTTCTTTGTACGGATTAAATTTATCATTTGGTTTTATACAATGATGTATTGTTACTTCATCATATGGATTATCTTTTGCAACAGTTTTAATTCTTTTTGATAAGTTTTCACCAAAACGAGTATAGGCTGCTCTTGCTGTCATCTTAAACTCACGATGCATAGTATCAACAAAACCTTTATCGTTTTCTGAAATATAAATTTCTTTTATGTGTCTTGTTGAAAAACGTATAAACTTTTGATCATCCTCTTCTATCATCATACAAGCTGTACCAAAAGTAACTAAATCAACATACAGCTCATGTATTTCTTGTTGAAAATTTGACCTATCAAGAGCAATATACATTGTTTGCGTACATGATTCTAACCACTCTCTACTTTCTTCATCCATGGCTAAATTTTCGTCTTTAAAACGCATACTAAACCATGGTGTAGCTGCATTCCATGTAACGAAGAAGATAATAGCTCAGATGCATGAAGTGCTGTGCCGTCAAAAATTCTTTCTGTTCTTTTATCTCCAGCCGTTCTATCAATATTAACATCTGCTCTACGAGGTAAAACATAATCAGCTATTTCTTGCCAATGACTTTCCCAGTTCTGTCTTTTATTTTTTAACTGTGAAAATTGATTACTAAGATCTTTAATCATTTATTGTCCTAACTTATTTTTTTTATTACCTTTAAGTCCTAAGATACCTAAAATTGTTCTGTCACTTGTAAATTTTTTACCCATTTGTTTTGCTTCAAAACCTTTTGTATAATCAGCATAGGCTTCTTCAGGTTGTAAATAATCTGCTGCTGCTTTTCCCGCAGCTAATCGTAATGGCGTTCCTATTGGACCCATCATTGCCGATGCACCACCAAACAATAATGCTTTAGTTTTGTTTTGTGATTTTAACATATCACTAGAAATTTTTGTTGATGTTAATGCACCACTTGGATCACCTGTACCCATCGCTGTACTTACGCCACCAGATCCGTATTTTAAATTAGCGCTTGTTTTGTTACCTATAACTGACCTAGATACACTTGGGTCACCACGATTATATAATCTTTTTCCTTCAGCAGCATCTAGTCGTATAAATTCACCGCCAACTTTTTTAAAATAACTACCTACTTTGACGTTTTTTGATTTAACTAAAGCGTCATCTATTCCTTTAGACACAGCACCGCCATACATAGTATTTCCTGATGCTAATGCTTTATTTTTTGCTTTTGATGCAGCCGTTTTAACTTTAACTTTGTTAACTACGTTTTTTTGCTCGTTTCTATCTCTTTCACCGCCGCCATAACTTCCGCCACCGCCGCCGCTACTACCTTTTGCTGTACTTGCTCCCATTATGCACCTAATAAAGTTTTCTTTTTAGTTTTAACATCGCTTGTATCACCTTGATTGCTTGTCATTATTGTTTCCGTGTACCCTTTTGTTTTATTTTTAAGAGCTGCATCAATTTTATCTTTAGTTGAGTCAGGCAAATCATCTGAAATTACAGGTGGTACTACTGGAGGTGTTGGTAATGTTGGCATCATTGGTGGTTTTGGTTTTAAAAATCCCATAATTTACATCCTTTCTCCCAAGGGGTTATAATTTGTTCCAACAGCAAACTTATCTAATCTCCTGTTGTTGTTTAAGTCTAGTTCACGTATTGCTACAGCACAAGTTCGCCAAGCATCAGCATAATGACTACTATGGTCATGTACTGGCTTAGAGAAAATTCTTTGTTTATCTATCCACTTTCTATGATACCACTTCATCGCATCTAAAAATGGCTTACACTTCTCTCTATCTATGTAGGTTTTAGCTAATAATATCTGACCAGCGTGAATACCATCCTCTATGGACAATTTTGGACACACTTTTAGGGGTGACATCCCCATATTATACGCATATTCCTTCCTAGAATGACCAGTTGATAGTTCTCTTTGTTCTATGTCGTGAGGAAAAACGTAATTTCGGATATTATAATTTGTTTTTCGTATATAATCGGCGTAGTAGTCAAGACTTTTATTGCTATCAGCATAACAATCTATAACAATTAAGGCTCTTCCAACCTGTTGTGTAAACAAAATTACTGTTTGATCACTAATTCCTAGATCAAAATACACATCAACTGGATAACCAGGGTCATATGGAAACTTTGATATTTGTTTATCCTCTTCCATTTGTTGAATTGTTTTTCCGTAAATAGAACCAGATATATTGGCTGTCCAAGAACATTCAAATTCTTGTGCATACTGATCTTCCGTCATCAGTTTTTTTGCCGACTCTAATTCTTCTTTTGGTACTAATCCTGTTTCACTTGCTCTAAACGTACAAGTAAACCATTCGGGTAATGACTTTGCATCTTCAAACAAATCATAAAAATTATTTCCCATTCCAGCGGGAGTCCCTATGAAACAAACTGAGCCAAGCCTATCAGCGATAGCGGGTCTAATAATTTCTGCAAACATTCTTGCATCCATCTGAGCATATTCATCACAAACAACAAAGTCATAGTATTGACCCCTTGCAGCATCAGGATTTTCAGCTCCGAATAGTGTTATTCTTCCACCCGTAGGATAGTCAGCTCGTAATTCTGTTTCATTAAATTTCGTTCCAGGTATCTTACGAGAAAATTCTTTTAAATAATCCCATGCAACTAATTTAGATTGCACCCTTGTTGGAGAAAAAAACGCACCCCTAAAGTTACGTTTAGTGCTAGTCAAGGCTAGTTTAATTAAATGATTTATTGCAAATACAGTTTTCCCAGCTCTACGATGCATTACCGCAACCGCAAAACGATATTTATCTAGTTGCTCATGCAACATTCGTTGTTGTGGTCTAGGTGTGTAAGGTATTTTAATAACTTTCATTAGTTTATTGTTTCTCCTAAAATTTTTGGATCAACCTGTTCTATATTTAACGCAGCCACTATAAATTTAGCTGTATCAAACATTTCTTCATCGTTAATAAAATTTTGCATTTCCAAAATTATTTTTTTCTTTTTTTCGTCAACCAGCACGAGTGCTTGTATCTGTCTGTCCATGAGTGTCTAAATCTCCCATCATAATATAAAATACCTGGCACAGTAAAATGGCGTGATCCGAGGTCTGATATATTCTAAATTAATATTAATAATCACATTAACAAACATATAACCGATACAAGACCAGGGAAACACACTAGATAAACTCTAGTTTATTTTGCTTTTGTCATGCGTTTGGTCATGTTTAATATTTTTAATATCATCCGTACTTGATATCGTGCGCGCGTGCTGTTCGTCTTTACGTTCCGAATAACCATCATCCCATACTATTTTGATTTGTGGCTCTCCTATATTCTCATTAATAACCTTATCATTAAACACACTAACGAGCTTTGACGCCATCCATCGTGAGTGGTGGAGTCTTTCCCTGTTCCATTGTACCTGTTGAGGTTCAACTTCCTGGTCTAATAAATCTTGCATTTTATCCAGCCAAGTCATCGCGCCTATTCTCCTGGCGTCTAATATGTTTTCTTTTAATTGTTTATCTTTATTCATCCAATCATAAACGGTGGACAAGTTTGGCATTTCTTTTGATCTACAAATGCTTGTTAATGTTTCCCCGAGCTGTAGCCTGGATATTATTAAATTCAATAATTTCTCTGATTTCTTCATAAGTTTTATTTTTATATTGTTTTAGTTTTTGTAAACTTTTTATTTTCCCTTCTATTGTTTTCGGTCCTGTACTTAGACCCCCGTGCAATCTGCATATATAACTCCCTTTCTTTGTTTTTATACCTTTAGCCTGGCACTGCTTGCCGTCATATTTACGCCGCGCCTGGCATTGAATTTTTTTTAATGGTCGTCCTGTCATTTTTTTTATTTTTTTATATTTAATGTTTGATTTATCATATTTTATATTATATCATATATTATATTATAATTAACCAATTAAGGAGGGTTACTATGAATTTATCAAACATATTATTTTACATGATGGTTGGAACGGTTCCAGCTATCACATTAATATTAATTTTCATTCAATAGTTATGAATATCACTATTGTTGAAGTTAAAGCTCGCAAAGTAAAAGGGTTAATATCTTTTATTGGTCGCAGAGTTTTTATTGATGGCAAGAAATTGCCGTCAACACCTGGACGCAACTATCCAGCGGAATGGTCCGAAGATTTCACAATTAAAGTCGCACAAAAACATTTTAAACAAGGAGCATATTTAAAATGAAATACATTTATAATAAGGACAGCTTTGATAATGCTGTTGAAGTTGATGGTTATCCATGGGGTTTTAGATTAAGAACTAAACGCCGTTATTGGATAGAAACAGTTAAAAACAGAGGTGATCGCTTCTGCTATGCTACTCTTAATCCTAAAACTAATAAATGGTGTAAACCTAAAAAAAACACTTATGAAGCTGTTTTAGTATTAGGATTTAATAAAGATAATCATGTTAAAACTGACGGCTTGGGTCTTTGGGGAACTGACCAGGATATAGCCGCATTTAAAAACAGAATTGATTATGACCAATTAAAAGAACTTCAAAAAATGAAGTTGTGTGAAAAGTCATCAATTAATCATGTGATGAAATCAGTTAAATATGAAATCAAATCTACTGGAACTTATAACCTAAGTGATCCATTAGACATGATAAGACTAAGAGAAGATAATAAAAATAGAGAGCAAAAAGAACTTGAGGAGAAAAAAACACTCAACAAGATCAACACAGCAATCAACAAAACTTATCACTCTTGTTTAATCAAAAACAATCTTAAATAATGCTTAAATTTATATTTATAGCATCACTCTTTGAATTAGCGGTATTTTTACCGCTAGTTTATTTAATCCATAACTACTAGGAGCTTAAAAAATGAGAGATAACCCAGACGATTTGGCAAATCAAAAAATTAAAAGAGCCATAAAAGAACTACAAAGAATATGTAATAATGAAGGCATATATTCAGGACCGACAACTATTATGTATCTTAAAAAATTAATAAAAGACCTAAAAAAACAAGATTAATTAAACCGACTAAAACCCTCTTTTTTAAGGGGGTTTTTTTTATCATATAATAGTATATAATCCCTTTTATGACACCCAAGCAGCTAGCAGCATTTTTAAAAAAACATGAACTAACCCAAGGGGATCTATGCAAATTTTTATATGACCAGGCAAACGGAAACGACAGAAATATAATTTCAAGATGGATTTCTGGACCAACAAAACCGCCAAGATGGCTTGATAAATATTTACAAAGAGCTGTTAAGTATAATTTTTTAAAAGAAGATAAATAAAACTATTATATACTTTTAGTTAAATTATTTTGTCAATCATGTCACTTATTTTTTTATTCTTTTGATGTAGTTGTAGCCACAACCGAATATATATTATTTCTTCCTCATACAATCGTTTAACTTTACGCCTATCTAATCCGACAATCCGACTAATCTGAGTCCAGGGAAATCGTTTTGCTTTTAACCAGATAATGTCTTTTTTATCTTTTTCCTCAACTATTTCCCGTAATATTGTACTTGCAACCCACCACCGACTAATTTGCCGACTATTTGGGATCAATAATATCTGCGCTTCATGGTAAGAATGTTTATACATCTTTTCAACTTTCATTTCTAACCATTGAGCTGTTGTGCTTTGTTTTTTTATTGCTGAAGGTAGCCGACTATCGGTCCTAGCTGCTTCATCAAATAAATTTTCTATGTGCTTTGTTTTTATTTCTTTAGACATCCAAGGTGTATGGCAAATTCTTCTGCTCGCACTTTATCATCCCAATTAGCTGATTTTTTTAATGTTAAATAGGCTTCTGACTTAGAAACATCATTAGTCTTTTGAAGTATGCGTTGAGCCACCATTTCATCAGAATTATATGATTTCTTCTTCCCCTCTTTAACTTGCTTATAACCAGCATGAGTATTCTTTGTGATGTTGTTAATAAAATTATTTAGTTTAGATTTATTAATAGATTTATTTGTAGATTGGTCGGACAATTCTGTCCCTATATTTACGACAATCTTGTCCTCTGTTTGTGACAATTCTGTCCTGTGTATATAATTAATTTGATATGAAGTAGCACGTCCTGGAGAACCTTTTTTTAATTTTATTAAATAATTTTTTGCAATTAGTTCATCAATACCTCGTCTAACAGATCTTGTACTCATGTTTGTATCTTTAGCTAACCTGGCATGACTAGGAAATAAGGCTTTTGTTTTACTATTCTCTCTATTCAATAAAAAAAACATAACTTTAAGAGAACTAGCAGACGTTAATCTGTTATCAGACATAACCTTACTTAATAACTTCCATCTATCGAGTAACATTTTGAAGCCAAATAGTTTCCGCAGCAAAAGGTTTTTGTTTCTTTTGATGTATAATTGTAGTGTGATCTCTATTCATAAACTTGGCAATTTCATTCATGTTATATTTTGGAACATGATTTAAAATTATCCAGGTAAAATCGACTCTAGCTTTAAAAAGTATTCTATCTCTTTTTTTAGATCTAAATTCAGGAACAGTAATTCCATAAAATTTGCAAACAGATATACACCAATCAAGTAATCCCCCTTTAACTAAGGCTCTTGGATATAAATTATCCATAGCTGCTAGTTCTTTTAATCGTTTATATTCTAAATCTGTAAATCCTAAGTCAGACATTGATAAACCCAATCTTTAAAAACAGGATTATCTCGCATTATTTGTACTGTGCTGTGTGAAAAAGCATTAACGACAATCTCTTCTTCCGCCGATTTAAGAAGATGATGATCAAAAATGACATGATTAAGTTCATGCAGCACTAACAATAAAGAATAAGAATTACAGCGTTCTATGATTGATTTATCAAGTATTATAGATTGTTTAGTTCCATCATAACTGCCTTCATCCTCAGAAATACTAACTAAATTTTCAACAAGGTGGACAGATATGTCCACTGATCCAACTTTTATATGCTTAGGAAATAAAATCGTTCGGTGTGACTTTGCCATCCGTTACCCTCATTATAATTTTTAAATGCTTTTCTCTTGGTATTGAGTCACCTTGGACCCATCTTTGTACTAATCTAGCTGGATTTCTTGATGAATTTACCCCTAATTTCTCAGCTAATTCCCTAAAACTGTGAATATTTTGAGTTATTTTCCACTCTTTTAACGTCATATAGCTTTTATCTCTATATTAATTGTTTTTTTTTCACAAGTTAAATTTTTTATTTGCTTTTTTTCACAATAGCATTTAATGCTAATAATTGTTATGACATTAGCAATAATGAACGATTTTCTTAAGACGGCTATTCGTGATGCTGGATTAAAGCAAAAAGATATAGCAACAGATATTGGTATAGATCCAATACATTTTAATAAAGTTTTAAATAAAAAAGCAGCTTTAACTCAAAAATTTGCACATCAATTAGCTAATTACAAAGAGGGAGTTTTAGGTGTTAGAGAACAAGATTTATTATTTCCACCATTAGATTTAGAATTAATTGGACAATTTTATTCAGGAACAAAAGTTGATATGTTTCAATTTGATAGACCTATTTTAAAAATACCAACAGCAATAAGAGCTGGCAGCATAGGTATTGTTTTTAGAGGAAATCAAGATCGAGATACAGATTGGAGATTAAAATTTTACGAAGGTCTTTGTTATGTATTTAATACTGAATACCAAAGAAAAAAAATCAAAAATATATTAGGTTATGGAACAATTAATTTAATACAAAGAGATAATGGAGATTTTCTCATTGGGTGGTTAGGTAAACCAGATAAAAATGAAAAACATTCATTTACGCCAATGTATGGAAATAGTACATTAAGGTTAAAAATTGAATGGAATTGCATTTTTGAAGGATCAGTTAATTTAAAAGCTGTACCAGATATTATGGATAATGACTCAATTATGCACATAGAATAGTTATTTTTTAACAATTGTTTGACAGCGATTGTGATAAAATGCTAATACTGTTCCTATAATGTACTGGAACAGTTGATGAATAGTTTTGATATTACCCCTGAATATTATTTAAACCACGAATTAGACCATTTTTCACCTAGTCAGGACACAAAACCTATTGATTTTTGGTTTTGGATGTATGTTGTAAAAAATTCTGAATTTAGAAGAAAAAGAAAGCCTAAACCAAATATGATTGGCGGTACTGCTGCTGAAGGAAACACAGCACAAACCTTTATACATTCAACTACAGACCAAGAAGTTACTATACCCCCGTTTAGCCTAGGTAGTTATCTTTTTGACGGTTATACAAAAGAAAAAGCTATAGAAACAGCAATAGAATACTGCCAGGAAAAGAAACTTTTATTTACTGGTGATGATTTAGAGCATTTTGAAAAAATTATAGATATTTTGCCTATTGTATTACTTAATTCTTTTAAAGCTGTTGACGAGTTAAAATTACTAGATGAAGAGTTACAGGCACAAAAATTATGCAGCTATAAACATCCTGGAATAGATGTTCACACTATTGGATATATTGATATAGCTACCCCTACCCGTTTTGTTGAATACAAAACAAAATGGATGAGCAAGGGAAAGAGAGGAAAAAAAGATCAATTATTATATCGTAAGAATAACATACCTACAGAAAAAACAGGACCAGATTATAATCACATTTTGCAAGTTGCACATTATTGGAAAGCAACAAATTTAGAACCAATATTATTATATGTATCAGGACACAAAGAAAATGATTACATTATATTTACTCCTGATAATTGTGATAAATTAAAACCTGAAAGTTTAGAAAATTTTATTGAACAAAGTAGGCGTACACAAATGGTACGTCAAAATATTTTACAACAATCAAATAACATTAAAGATTTGGCAAAATTTATACAGCCAGATTTTAGTTCATTTTATTGGAGAGATTTTAATAGCGAGGAAATGGAAGAGGTTAATAAATTATGGCAATAAAAAACTTACCTGTTGTTATAAAAAATATCATAGCAACTAAGCATGATTGGATTTTATGGCAAAGAGAAAACAACACAAAAAAAGAATGTGCAGCTAGAAAAAAAATAAATAAATTTTCACCAATGCAGCATAGAAACGTTTGGTTACATATTAAAGCAACAACTGAGTCTGTCGATGCAAGCTATTGACTTTAACATAGTCCTGGGAAAAGCTGTTAAGAAATTAGCAGAGATTGAAAAAACATTAAAAGTACCAACAAAAGGCAACAAACAGTATGTCATGGTCCAAGACAGAATACGGATTTTTAGAAATCATTTTGGTTTAGATGCAAAAATTATAACTGAGCAAACATATGAAGGTATGTATGTCAGATCTGTCACAAGTGTTTGGGTTAATGGTAATTTAGTTTCTAATGGTATTGCTGAGGAAAATAGAAATGCAAATTTTATAAATAAAACAAGTGCAGCAGAAGTAGCGGAAACGTCATCAATCGGAAGAGCTTTGAGTAATTTAGGATTAATGGGATCTGAATATCCATCTGGTGATGAAATGTTGCAAGCATTTGCAAATCAAAACAATATTCCTGAGAAATCAGGAAGTGGAGTAGATGATAACGGGAATAAGCCTGGAAAATCAAGCTCGCAACTCCACAAAAAACTTCCTAATGGGTGGGATAAAATGGATTTAGTAACACAAGTCCAAACTTTTTCCGCCGTAATTGAAAAAGCATCTCACCCTGGGGAAGTAGAAACATTTAAAGCACCTTATAAAGATTGGTTTGAAAAATTAAAACCTATTGAAAAAAAAGAAGTCATAAATGTTTTAGATAAAAAAAATAAGGAGTTTAAATAATGCCTGAATTAAATTTATATCTATATCCTGGAAGAGAGTTAAAAGAACTTTTGGACAAACAATTAGCTGAGGGTAAAAAATATCCTTTAGGTGAGTCACTAACTTTAGAAGATAATAAAGATATTAGTGGTTTTACTATTAAAGAAGATATTATTATTAAAGCTGGAACTAAGCTGCATCTAAACGCATGGGTTACACAAACAAAGAAAAGTCAAGCAACACAACTTAAAATATCATGTGTGCCTTTTGAAGAAGGATATGAAAAAGCGGTAAGTTATAAAAAACCAAAAGAGAATGTTGTTGAGAGTTCTAACGATGATGAAGAATTACCTAACTTCTAATTCCTCCTTAACATCATTGTTGGATGTGGTTGCGGTTGGTAAAATATTATTTAAAAACCAGCCGCAGCTTACTAATCAAGCAATAAAAAATAGAGTCCATCGTTTACGATTATCGCATGGTTTACCTATGACAAAATTAGGCAAAACATATGTCATATCAGAACATAAGTTAGATGAATGGTTTAGTAATAAAAATATATGACAGAATTAAATACAAAAAATTTAGACAAAGAGTCAAAAGATCCATTGGTCCAGGAAATAATAGTACGATTAGCAACAAGATCAAACATGGGTATAAAAAAATATGGTGACACAATGGTTACATCAACAAAAGATATTTTAGAATGGATTGATGATGCTATTGAGGAAAATTTAGATGCTGCTGTGTATCTTAATAAAATAAAAAGATTGATAAAAGATTTTCGTAAAGAATTATGACAGACATAAATTGGAAAAAAAAATTTACGGATTTGGAAAAAGAAAAAAAATTAAATGATGAATTTATGGAAAAACTTTTAACAAAAAAAACAGATGAAAATTTTAAATTGCGACAAGAAATACATAAAATAAAAAATGACACCAAATCAAGTTAAACTTTTACGTTACATAAAAAAATATATTGCAGACAATGAATGGTCACCTTCTTACGAAGAAATGCAAAAACACATGAATATAAAATCTAAGTCAGGTATTCATGCTTTAATAAAAGCCTTAGTTGAAAGAGGTAAAGTAAAAAATTTAAAATACAAAAAAAGATCTGTTGAAATTATACATGGCTAGAGAGTGGTATAGTAATTTAAAACAAGAAGCATACAGCAAATGGCATCGTAAATTTGAGGGAATTGCCATGATCGATGTAGATAGCGTTGAGGTGTGTAAACATTGTTATAAACCCCTGGCTTTTATAGAACTAGCAAAAGATACAGGACAAAAGTTTAAAGCCTACACACTAATAAAAAAATTAGCATTAAAATTTGAAGTACCAGGATTTTTAGTTTTTTACAAAACAGATGATAAAGATGAAATTATTAGTTTTAGAATTAAAAGAGTAGCTAGAAATGTAGGCATGCTGCACGAAAACGTCAAACCAGAAAAATGGTTAGCATACTTACAAGAATTACAAAAAGAACATTATAAAGAATGTGAAGAATTACACGATGAAAATGAGTCGTATGGCGGAACAATTTAAAATTAAAGGTAAATGGCTACCAAGCAATAAACAAAGTGATATGCGTGAAGAAGATCACAATAAAATATTAAAAGCTATGGAAACATTATTGAGTAAAAAAATTATATGTAGATCTGATAATTGTGGAAAAGAAGCTACTGCAATCATTCATTCTTTTCCTTTTTGCAGCGAATGTGGAATTGTATATTTAAAAAAGACCAGGGGTACGCTAAAATAAACGTGACTAAAAACATTACTAATTTGTTTTTTGAATAAACTTTAATTAAAAAATGGCGGAAAAGTGGTCGGGGAGAAAGGATTCGAACCTTCGACCCCCTGGTCCCAAACCAGCTAGATAATTTAATTTATAAGAGTTTTACAGGCTTTTGTGTTTCATTCAAGTTTAAATAAACCTAGGTAATTTCATACAGTTTCATATCGTTGCATGACTAAAAACGTGAGGAAAAAACATGAGGAATTAGCTTTATTTTCTACACATATATTATATACCTTTTTATATGATAAATCGATTTAGCGTAAGAAACATTAGACCTACACCTACAAGTAAGGTTAATAAAAAAAATACAAATAATAAATATTATTTTGATGTGTACGATAAACAAAAATTTAAAACAGAAAGATTTTTTGGTGCTACTATTAGTGAATTAGATGATGTTAGAACGGAGCAAAAGAATAAAGTAAAACATAATATTTATACAGTATCTAATGCAACTATAGATGATGCAGCACAAATAGAAATTAAATTACAAGAAGGAAAAAGAGATAATGGAATTATTAAAGATAGCACACTAAGAGATTATGAACACTCTTGGAGCGCTATTAAAGATATAGAATACAATGGAAAGAAATTAAAAGATATAATGGTTAAAGAAGTAAACCTACAAATGCTTACATCACTTAGTAATAAACTTCTTACTTGCATGGGGTTAAGACAAAACAAAAATTCTTGGATGCGATTAGGTGCAATATTAAACGTAGCTGCTGCTGAAAATATGGGTGTGCCTATGTTTATAACAAAAAGTGTACCAAGAGGAAGTTTTACAAGTGCCTGGAAAAGAAGAGAAAAATATGTGCCGCCAATATTAAATTTTAATGGACCTGAAAGAACGATGTTAATTGTTAACAAAGCATTATTAATAGCAAAACAAGCAACTATTTTTCCTAAAAGACATAATCCAGGGAAGTTTTATTATATATTACTTCGAGCTTTGTTAGAGGGAAACATTAGAATATCTGAATTAATACCTTTAGAAACAAGAGATTATGATGTGAGGATGAATGCTTTTTTAATTAATAAAGCTATTGATATAAAAACAGGTTTGGTAAGTTATACAAAATCAAAAGAGTCAAACAATTTAGTTTTTGTATCTGAAGAATTTACAAAAATATATATAGAATGGTTAGAAGAATTAAAAAATAAAACGAATACTAAACAATTAATATTTCCAGCAAGTAATGGTAACTACAAATCATATAGTATTATTTTAAAAAATATAAAAAAAATATTTATATTAGCTGGATGGAATGAAGATATTAGCACCCATGATTTTAGAAGTTTTGGAGCTGTGTATAGGAAGTATTTAAAATTAGATAAGACTAGCCAAGATCATTTAAGACATAGCAGCAGACATATGACTAAATTATATGAAAGAGATAAAGATTGGAATGATGCAGAAAAACTTATAGCAGCATCTAACGAAGTAGCTCAACATTTAGAGTAATTTAGGGGGGTACAATCACAAGGGGGAAGTGCTACAACGCGCTGTGTGCTTAAAATAAAGACACTTTTTTTGGCGAAAATTCGTTAAATTCACAGTTACCACACATCCAAGTTCGCATTCCATCATTTGAATGTATAGGTGTATGTGTACAATCTTTACACTTAGAAGGTTTATTATTATTCTTATATTCTTCTTGTTGGGTTCGATCTTTTTCAAAAAACCACAAACCAGATATAATTATTTTATTATTTCTTTTTGCCAAACAAACCTTTTACTCCAGGTGCCGCGCGGTAACCCAGTGAAACTGAACACGCTAAATATAACAAATGTTTATAATAGTCAGGGAGGGTAGAGAGAATTTCAAAGCCTTGTGCTATGTATGGTTGTAGTGGTCCTATGAATGAACAAATTGCGGGGATCATTAAACTAAGTAAAACAAACTCATCTTTCCAGCTTCCCTTCATTTGATCAATAGCAGACTGTTCCCATTTTATTTTACCAGCAGCAATGTCCTCTAATCTTTTTTTATTTGCTTTTATCTCTGTTAGTTTTGTTTCCGTTTTTAATTTTTTAGTTTCAACGAAACCAGAAACTGCATTAGCCGCTACTCCTAGC